TTGGCAGGACATACGGAACACGTTGGTCAGCTCCATGACAAGAATGTGGCAATGGCAGCAAATGGCTATTGTTATACACAAACACATCAAGGATTATTCCCAGAAATTGTCGAAAAGATTTTCAGTGAACGTGTGTTCTACAAGAAGAAGATGATTGAGGCACAGAAGGAATATGAAAAGACAAAGGATGTTGAACAGGTAAAATTGATTTCCAAATATAACAACATTCAAATGGCTCGTAAGATTCAGTTGAATAGTTTATATGGTGCCTGGGCAAATCAATACTTTCGTTTCTATGATGATAGAATTGCCGAAGGTATCACGTTGACAGGACAATACATCATTCAACATATTGGTCGAGCATTGAATGATTATCTGAACAAGACATGTGGAACCACTGATGTGGAATACACCTTCTATTCTGATACTGATAGTTGTTACATCACATTGGATAAGTTGGTTGAACAACATTTCTCACAGTTGGATAAGAACAAGATTGTGGATGTGATTGACAAGTTTTGTAAGGATAAAATTAGTAAGGTGTTATCTCGCGCCTGTGAAGAAATCATGGATGTGACACATGGATACGTGTCGAAGATGGAGTTCAAACGTGAGGTGATTGCTGATAAGGCAATCTGGGTGGCAAAGAAGCGTTATGCCTTGAACGTCTATGATAGTGAAGGTGTTCGATACAAGGAACCCAAGCTGAAGGTACAGGGGCTTGAAATTGTTCGTAGTTCAACCCCTGGGAGTGTCCGTGAATATCTTCGAAACACAGTGAAGATGGCACTGACAAAAACACAAGATGAGATTCAAGAGTATATTGCTGACCTTGAACAGAAATTCATGCAGATGACGCCTGAGGAGATTGCATTTCCGCGAAGTGCCAACAATCTCTCCAAGTATCATTCACAGGCAACCATATATCAGAAGGCGACACCTATGCATGTTCGAGGTGCACTGTTATACAATCATCACATTAAGTTGAAGAAGTTAGAAAGAAAGTATGAGCTAATTAAAGAAGGTGATAAAATCGAGTATTTGTATTTGAAGGAACCCAATCCCATCAAGGAAAACAGCATTGCATTTGTGACATCGTTACCAAAAGAACTTGACATACATAAGTATGTTGATTATAATACAATGTTCGAAAAGAGTTTTCTAGAACCTATGCGAACCATTCTTGATTGTATGGGTTGGTCAACACGAAAAATTGCCACACTAGATGATTTATTCTAAGGAGATGCTATGTCATTAATTAACAAGTTACGAAAAAATTCCACAATTCGTGAAACAGAAATCCTAACTGAAAGTAAATTCTTTTCAGCAAAGGACATGATTCAAACCCCTGTCCCGATGATTAATGTTGCTCTATCGGGTCGTCTTGATGGTGGTCTTACGCCTGGTTTAACAGTGTTCGCAGGTCCCTCTAAACACTTTAAGACAGCGTTCGCCATGCTTCTTGCGAAGTCATATTTGGAAAAATATGAGGATGCAGCCATTCTGTTCTATGATTCAGAGTTTGGCGCACCCGCGGGATACTTCAAGAGCTTCGGTATTGATACCGACCGCGTGATCCACACACCGATTACCGATATTGAGCAACTCAAACATGATATGATGTCACAGATTAACAACATTGAACGTGGTGTGCATGTCATCATCATTGTTGATTCTGTTGGTAACTTGGCATCAAAGAAAGAAGTTGAAGATGCACTGGAAGGAAAGAGTGTGGCAGACATGACCAGAGCCAAGCAGCTCAAGAGTCTGTTCCGCATGTGTACACCCCACTTAACCATCAAGGACATTCCCATGGTGGTTGTGAATCACACATACAAGGAAATTGGTATGTTCCCGAAGGACATTGTATCAGGCGGTACAGGCATCTATTACTCAGCCGATAACATCTTCATCATTGGTCGTCAGCAAGAGAAGGATGCTGATGGTCTCACGGGATACAACTTCATCATCAATGTTGAGAAGTCTCGCTTTGTTCGTGAAAAGAGTAAGATTCCTGTTGAGGTATCATTTGAAGGGGGTATTAGCACATGGTCAGGATTATTGGATGTGGCACTTGAATCTGGACATGTCGTGAAGCCCGCAAATGGTTGGTATCAAAAGAAGGGAGAAGAAAAGAAGCATCGCTTAAATGACACATACACCCGGGAATTCTGGATGTCTATTCTTTCGGATAGCACGTTCAGAGATTGGATTAAAACACATTATGCCATTTCCAACTCGTCCCTAGTGGCAGAATTTACTGATGAACTCATTCAAGAGGAATATGACAATGCCTAATTTTATTGTCCAGAAAAACGAAAAGTTTAAAGAAAGTAATACCGCAGAATTTTATATTGAAATTGATGAAGGCACCTTCCAGGGATTGTCATTTGTGTTTGGTCCTGTTGAATTTTTAGGTGAAGATGAAGAAGGAAATGGTCGTGTTAAGTTTGATTATCACTTGTTAGAAACTCCTGAGTTTGTTATCTTAGAAGAACATCGTGAGCAGATTGAAACTGAAATTGGTTTAGTTTTACACAAGATTCTTGAAGATATGGCTAAAAACACTGACGGGGAGCAAACAGATGAAATTGGAACAGGTGATACTGAACAATCTACTGAAGGATGAAACATATCTTCGTAAAGTTATTCCTTTTTTAAAGGATGAGTATTTCATAGATGCAACTGAAAAGAAGGTGTTTCAAACGATTAATTCTTTTGTGGGGGAGTATAACGCTTCCCCCACAATTGAAGCCGTACACATCTCATTACAGAATGACAAAACAATTCGTGAAGATGAGTATGAGAGAATTGTAGAACTTGTCAATTCATTTCAAAGTGATGCTGAGAAGAATAAAGAATGGTTATTGAATGAGACCGAAACGTTTTGTAAGGACAAGGCGGTGTATAACGCCATTGTTCAATCCATTCAAATCATTGATGGTAAGAATGATAAACTGACATCTGATGCCATTCCTGAAATTCTCAAGGATGCCTTAGCCATTAGTTTTGATAATAGTGTGGGACATGATTATCTTGATGATAGTGAAACTCGGTATGATTTCTATCATCGTGTGGAAGAAAAGATTCCTTTCGACTTGGATTTTTTCAACAAGATTACAAAGGGTGGATTGTCCAATAAGACATTGAACATTGCACTGGCAGGTACAGGCGTAGGTAAGAGTTTGTTCATGTGTCACGTTGCAGCAGGCGCCTTGAGTCAAGGGAAAAATGTTCTGTACATCACGATGGAAATGGCGGAAGAAAAGATTGCAGAACGTATTGACGCCAATTTGATGAATGTCACAATGGATGATTTGAAGAATCTTCCGAAGCAAATGTTTGATGACAGAATTAGTCGTATCAAAAACAAGACGGAAGGAAAACTCATCATTAAAGAATATCCTACAGCTTCAGCACATGCAGGACATTTTCGAGCATTGTTGAATGAGTTGAGTTTAAAGAAGGATTTCCGTCCGGATTTGATTTTCATTGATTACTTGAACATTTGTGCTAGTAGTCGTTTCAAAATGTCTGGGAGCGTGAACAGTTACATTTACATCAAGGGTATTGCAGAAGAACTTCGTGGATTGGCTGTGGAATTCAATGTACCTATCGTATCAGCAACTCAAACAACACGAACGGGATATTCCAATAGTGATGTGGAATTGACTGACACATCAGAATCATTTGGATTGCCGGCAACAGCCGACTTCATGTTCGCCTTGATTTCCACAGAAGATTTGCAGAAGTTGGATCAAATCATGATAAAACAATTGAAGAACAGATATGCCGATCCTAATCATCATAAGCGATTTGTGATTGGCGTTGACCGCGCTAAAATGAAGTTGTTCGATTTGGACATGTCAGCACAAAAAATGGTTTTGAAAAATGACACACCCTCATCAAGTCAGGAGTCAAAGCCTAATTTTGTCACATCGAAAACGTTCTCACGAAACTTTGAAAGTATTAAAATATAAATAGAGAGTGGTGTCTTAACCCAGGGGGAATTATGTATCTGGCTAGTAAGCTACACAAAGAAATAAATACTCATTTTTCACCCGATGAGATTATTGGTAGTGAGCTGACGTATGCGCAGATAAGTAGAAGAATGAATAAAATTCTTCGCCCTCTGGGTGCCAAAGGAAAAGTGGTTCGAGATGACAATTTAAAGAGTAAGTCTAACTCCCGTCAATACTATTCCTTTTCGGGGTACTATGACACAGAGGCGACAGGTATTCCCATTGTGATTAATGTTCACTTTGCGTCGAATAGAAAAACCTTTTCGTTTACTCGGGCGCGGTACAATGGATTCATGTTCATGTTGTCACAGATTATTCAACATGAATTCATCCATAAAAGTCAATATGAGTTTCGTCCAGAACACTCGGAACGTTTAGTGAAGGTGTATCACTCAGATAAGTTGTCGAAAAAGCGGTTAAAGCAAATAGAATATTTAAGTTCATGGTGTGAGATTGAGGCATATGCCCATGACATCGCCATGGAAATTAATCAATATTATCCAACGTCGAATCCGTCAACCATTTTGAAGCATATTGATGGACATAGAAAATTGTATAGTTACAAGTTCTATAAAGATGCCTTCAAGGGAACAGACTGGGATAGACTGAAAAAATCATTAATGCGGAAAATCTGGCGTTGGCTCCCCTCAGCACAGGGGTTTCAAGCCGTGTAAGTTGTTGTAAAATAAGCACTTAGCGGAGGGCTTGACAAATCCCCCAAATGGTGTTATATTTAAAGAGTAACACATTCAAAACTAAACCGAGGGTTCGACAATGACGCAAAATGTGCAGGACCCTGAGGATGAGGCGGTTACAGTAACCGGACGATTCTGGGCAGAAGTGGATTTAGATGAGCAAGAATATCTAGACCGGCTGGCCAGTTTCGGAGAAGGATACTATGACTTTTCCACATTATCAGGAGAAGGAAG